GCCGCTCGAGGAGCTGCAGGCAATGGTGGAATCGCTGTAAAAGGCGAATTTGGGGTTGTCACTTCAAAATACCAACCCCACTGCGATGAAAATGCACAACCGATGATCACTACGCCGGAATATACAATCTACATTCCTACACTTGGCCGTATAAAGAGCCAAATCACCTGGGACCGGCTCCCACCACGCGTAAGGGCACGAACGTACCTGTTAGTGTCCAAGGAGGAGGCCCCAGAGCATACAGCGTTAGGGCGTAGGGTTCTGGTTTGCCCCGCACAGGGAAAGGGATTGACAGCGGTTCGGCAGTGGATGCTTGAAAACAGCCAAACGGACGTGTTGATGACCTTGGACGACGACTTGCGTATCCAACGAAGGAAGAGCGATGACGATTGGCATATGCACAACTTAGATCCTACGAATAAAGTGGACGCGTTGGAGTGCGAGCGTATGTTTGATCTTCTAGCGCAATTGCTTTGTCAAGGCTACGTTCACGGATGGGTGAGTAAGAGACAGGGTAATAATACTCTAGGAAACGACGTCTATGGGTTCTTTGGCCGAGTGTGTCGTTGCTACGGAATGTTGAAACCAGCTGTCGATGCGTTAGGCGTAAAATTTCACACCAAACTTCTTCAGGATTTTGATTTTACGTTGCAGTTGCTGCGTCGCGGATATATAAACCCACAACTCTACCGGTGGGCGGCTGATAACGGAGCAACGGACGCCAAACCTGGTGGTGTACAGCTTTATCGTACGCGCGAGATGCTGCTTTCCGTATTCAAAGATCTACAGGAGCGCCATCCGGGTTGCATACAGCAAGTTCGACACGAAGGGCAGATTAGTCCGTGGAGAAAGTTCACTGGTGGTGATGACATCGAGATTCGTTGGAAAACAGCTTGGGACAGCGCAGCCGTTAAGCACGGGAATTGGAATGATCCTCGTTTTCTCGCGCTTGTTGGTGGGTTACCAAAGCAAGATCTATTTGGTGCTGGTCGCACGCCTTCCGGACATGCACTACCAAAAATGATCCAACAAAAACGCAAGGACAGGATTGAAGAGTTTCCGTTTACCGTTGAGCGATGGAATTTGTCGATGCAGGATCCTCAGGTTGCTTGGCGCTGGTCGTTCTAAAAATCCAGAATTTTGTATAGTTAAAGGAAGGAGATATATGCAAATAAAATCACTCACACTCTACGGCTATGGATACGTTGGTAGGAGCGTGAATCAGTTTTTTGGCGTGAATCAGTTTGCCCGTCCGTGTCGTGTTAATATCGTTGATCCAGCTCTAAGAATGGAGGAGACGGAGGAAAGCAAAGCGAACCACTACGCGATCATTTGCGTTCCTACGCCTATGCTTCCAGATGGACAATGCGATACTGCGATTGTCGAAAGTATAATCGAGCAGCAATCCCATCTAAGCTACTTAATCAAAAGCACGATCCCGCCGACTACGACTGAACGTCTTGCTTTTCGGTACCCTCAAGCCGACTTCACGTTCAGCCCGGAATATGTTGGAGAAGGAAGATATCAAGTTCCTTATTGGGAGGGCTACCCACACCCGACTGACATGCGGTTGCACAATTTTTTCATTTTTGGAGGAGCCCCATTTGCCAGGAAAGAAGAAGCTGTCGCTCCTTGGGTGGAATTATGGCAGCGTGTTGCTGGGTGGGCCCCCCACTACGGGATTACAGACAGCACAACGGCCGAGTTGGCAAAGTACACGGAAAATACATTTCTAGCGTGTAAGAAGATCTTCTGCGATGAGCTCTATGAAGCGTGCCGCTCGTTCGGTGTAAACTACAACGAGTTGCGCGAGCTCTGGTTGATGGATAAACGAATGGGTCCAGCAATGACTCTGATCTATCCAGACAACCGTGGATTTGATGGAAAGTGTTTACCAAAAGATACGGCGGCAATTGTGTATGCTTTGCAAATGCGAGGTTACGATCCAAAGTTTTGGCTATCGATCATAGAAAACAACAAACGATTTCGCAAGGAGTAGGAATGAAACCAATTCTCAAGCAGCCGGTTACGCCAAACTCCATAAAGGTGGAGATGACGGAAGGTTGTAATTTGGCTTGCAAGATGTGCGGGATTAATGGTATTCGTGAAAAGCCTGGAGGACCTTTCAAGTACTTGACGGTGGAAAGCGCCGTTCGGATTGCAGATCTGATCCGTGAAAGTGGTTGGAATCCACGAATAGAGTTCACTCTTCGTGGTGAACCTCTTATGAATCCAAATCGCGAAGATATCGTTTCTGCATTCCGTGCGAGGCTTCCAAAGATTCATTTGATGGTGACTACGAATGCAATCCCATTGTTGCGTGGTCCGGGTGTTCATGCGAATATCAATAAGCTGTTTGAGGCGGGTTTGAATCTGTTATTGGTGGACGACTACAAGCCCAGCCAAAAAGCAACGGCGCTGGTACGTACCTACAAAGAGCGACCGGTGACTGGCTATGGTAATGTGCCAGGGATAGAAAAGGGGCCTTCGCCGTACCATCGTGTAAAAGCGACGGAACAGCGCGTTGTGATCATTGAGGATTTTGAAACGGCAAGCAAGCAAGAGCGAACGATTCGCGCCAAACGAACCAATAACCATTGTGGTGCCGGAGGTCCAGGTTTGGTGGAACCGTTGTCAAAGCGATGTGCACACCCATTCCGTGAGATGGTTATTCGTTGGGATGGTAGGTTGGCTCTTTGTTGTAATGATTGGAGAGATCTGCTGTGGATGAACCACGTGTGGGATTATCCATCTCTGATGGCAGCTTGGGATAATCCAGTATTGCAGGCAGCGAGGAGAAAGCTGTATCATCGCGACCGTGGTATGAAACCTTGCGATGTTTGCAGTGAACGGACTTATCGCGATGGTTTCTTGCCTGACAAAAGCGGACAATTTAGATTAGCAGAGCCCACCGTTGTGGATGAGAACATATTGCACACAGCTCTAGCTCACGGACCAGCGACTACACCAGTGATCCGTCCTTGGGAAATCAAACCAGCTGTATGAGCCATAAATTCAAACCTTTATTGATTTGGATGGAGGAGCGCCAGAGGGTGTTCCTGAAAAAGGAAGCTGGAGATCCTTGGCCATGGACAAAAGATCCAATTCTACAAAAGCATAAATTCTGTAACGTCTATCGTGAACAGGATACGGTCACGAAGTGGATTCGTGAACACTGGCGCGAGCCTTATGCAAACCATTCGAATCTGTGGTTTGCAATGTGTATTGCCCGACATGTGAATTGGCCTCCTACATTGGAGAAGATTGGGTTTCCGGAGGAATGGGAACCGAAACGAGTATTAAAGCTGATGCGTAAGCTGCGGGAACAAGGAACCCAGCTTTACTCGGGTGCTTACATGCTGACGGCGGGTGGAGGCAATCTTGGTGTGGATAAGCCTTTTATAACGGTTGAAAAGATTTTGAACCCAATCTACAAGTCTGTACAGAAGATCCCGCCCGAGTGGATGTACCCTCCTTATGCAAATCTAGAAACAGTCTGGTCTTGGTTTACTGAGAGCGGATTTTATGGCTTTGGGCCATTCATGGCGTATGAAGTTGTTTCTGATCTTCGTCGTACTCGTTACCTAAGGAATGCGAGCGACATCAACACTTGGGCAAATCCAGGACCAGGCGCAAGACGCGGGCTGAACCGACTGTACAATCGCCCGTTAAAGCTGAAGCCACCACGTGAGCAGCTGATTGAAGAGATGCGAGTAGTATTCGATTGGTTAAATAAGAACAAGAACCCAGACCTCTTGCCAACGCTAGAGATGCGAGACGTGGAGCACAGTTTGTGCGAATTCGACAAAAACCAGCGCGCAAGACAAGCTATAAAAGATGGTGAGCGGCTTGGATTGGATTTGTACAAACGAGCTGGAGCGAGGTTGTTTTGAAAACCGCTATACGTTGGCCGGTTGTTCGGCATGCTGTTGCTTTGTGGTTGATTCTGTTTGTCTATATCCCAAAATTTTTCCGTATGGTGAGAAAAGCTGGTTTGTGGGGTGCAGATATGTTTGGGACAATAGAAGCATTTCGTAGTTCTGTAGAGCAAACACCGCAGAAATATGAATTGGAATCTTGTCAAAAGCTCAAAGCTAGGATCATAGAAATTTGGTATGGTAAAGAAACAACCAACTAGACCGGCAGTAACCCTGTTTACAACATCTCCAATGCCTCGGGCTAGAATTAGCAATCCGTTTTTGGTCTATTGGTATCAGCGAAAGGCTTATGCGGAGCAGGAGTTCAGCTCGTTGGTGGAGGCAGTATTGTTTGCCAAGGAGCAGAAAGAACCCTGCGCGTTCCACCGAGGAACGGATCTGCTCGGAACATGGTCGAAAGAAAAAGGATTCATAAAGGAGAAGTGAAGTGAGAATTGGACAACAGCTGGAAGCTTATGAGGTCGATGAGAAGACAGCACGGGAAATGGCAGCTATTGGAATCATTCCTACTTTAGATATAGATCCGATAGGGATGAGAGTCCAAATGGCAGGGCAGTGGTTTACGGCTGGCCCAGAAGCCACACGCGAGGAATGGTTACAGAAATTGGCGGAAGTAATCCCGCATAGTCCGGTATTTGAGGGACAAATAGCTGCTGATCTTCTTGCCGGATTTAGAAAATGCCCTTCTCATTACAAGTTTCAGCGTTACTATACTGATTAGGAGAAGGTTTCGGAAAAGGATGGAAAAACCAAATGGAACAGAACAACACATCGCGCAAGTATTGCCGAGGTTGCACAAACCGGCTACAAGAGATTGATGGTGCACACTGGCGGTTTCAAGGTCGGTGTTTGCATTGTCGCCTTGAGGATCTTTTCAAGCAGCATGCTGCTAACGGATCCAAGTGTATGGAGGCGTAGCTGTGGAAAACGAAGAGAGCGCGCAAGTGGTACGACAGCTTATACGTCGTGCTCGTGTAAATCTCATTGCAGGAATAGCGTTGACTCTGGAAGAGAGGCGCTGTCTTGCAAACATAACATCGTTTGCTTTAGCCACCAAAAGCGGAGTGATTGAAGTGCATGAGGTGAATGAGTAAATGAAAAAGGAATATCAATATTGGGCTGTTTCGCTAGAGTTGTCGGACGACGGTTTGAACGACGATGGTAGCAAGAAATATCTTTCGAAACAGGAGATTTTGCAAACTCTACGAACCATCGATCTGCCAGCAGGTGTGAGGATGCGTGGTGTCAAAATTCAAGCCTTTAAACCAGCTAGAAATAGCTCCTAAAGAAAGGGCTTTACGAGCGCCGTTGTTTTAGGGTAATATATTAACCGAGCTAGGTTTAGCAGCCCTAAAGGGCTTGGAAAAACGGTTCGTCGCTCCGTATAAGCGGCTTTTGGTTTTTCAACCTTGCTGCGAACTATTCCAAAAATCATGGTAGAACTACGTTGGAGGGACGGGCGTCTCTTTCACGCCAGAGTACAAGTGTGGGCCGGAAATCGGTTTTTGTATCGTACTCATCGCGAAGAATCGCATCGTCTCTGTACCCAACGCATTGCCATACCGCGTGACGAATCCGAAGGGCTCCCCAAAATAGGATCCATCATTTTGTTACGCACTCCGCTCGAGCGTCCTGTTCCTAACCCAAATTTCTCTTTAGCATCTTACTCAGGCGGTCAGCGAACTGTGTTCAAAGAACGTTTGGGACCAAAAGATGCTTTCGCTGGACTACGTTGCTTTACTCTAAAGCGACAGGAGGATCACAAATGATCTTCTGCGAAGCAATCCCTTTCCAAAACTCCAATTGCAAAAAGGTCCATCCTGTGTTCCGTGGTAAGAAGCACGTACACTTGATGGCCGATGATGAGCTTGAGCTGCGTTTGTATGCGCAGAATATGCTCAAGATGAAATCCAGTTGGCTTCAACGGAGTAGTTGGGGTATTCCACATTTTGATGTTACCGGCTGGCGAATGGAGTTTGTTCTGAAAGATCCCAAGGTAGTTAAGATGAACCGCCAAACATTTGCTGAATGGCTCCGGAATCTAAGACTACGCGCACAAAGGATTGTCGCATGAATCTTTTACTGATTGCACTCACTTTCCTGGCGGCTGATTTGCCAGACAAGAAACTTACTCCTGGAGCAACGCTGAACGTAACGCTCCAAGCTCTTTGTGAAAAGGGTTATGCAGGCAACGTTCGCAACGTTCCCGACAGCGAGAAGAACAAGGTGTACGCTGAGTATGGAATCAAAACCCACACTGCGGGTGAATATGAGGTGGATCACCTGATCAGTCTCGAGCTCGGCGGTTCCAACGATATTAAGAACCTCTGGCCCCAGTCCTACACCGGCACCTGGAACGCGCACGTAAAGGACAAGCTGGAAGACCATTTGCATGTTCTGGTGTGCGCCGGAACAATGAAGCTGGAGGATGTGCAAAAGAAAATCAGTACAGACTGGATTACTCTGTACAAGAACGTCTTCAACACCACCAAACCAAAGTAAGGGAGAACACATGAATACACCACTCGACAATGCAATCACCGCAGCCGCTGCGGCAGAAGCCACCTACGTTGCGGACAAAGCCAACGTAACAACCATTGAGAACGCCATTACAGCGGCAACAGCACCGCTGGCTCCGGCACAAGCCCAGCTCAGCGCGGACGCCGCAGCGTTCAACAAAACGCTGGATGATCTGAGCCAAGCGGCTCTGGCTTCCAAGATCGCAACCAGCTGACTCTATGTCTGCGTTCGAACACAGCGCCAGTCCTCTGCCGGCAAAGGGGAGGCAGTTTGGAAAGAGCGCCGAAGAAAAGATCACTCGTGATGCTTTCTTATACATGGCTCCGGTTCCGCCAGAGCAGAAGTTCGCTCAGTGCGAGGAGTGCCGTGTATTTGTTCCACGCGAGAAGCTGGGCTCCGAAGCAGGGAGATGCGTATTTCACGGAGCCCAGCTTCCAATCAGTTATGACCAGTCCTGCGGATTGTTTTGCCCCTGGCCTAAAGGCAAGAAAGACTCAGAAGTTATTGCAGAGCACGTTAAGGCAATTCAAGCAGGGATTGCTGCTTCTGTTACACCAGAGGAATCCGGTCTGGTTAGCAGACAAGTGCGCTGCGAAAACTGTGAGTATTTCGAAAAGCAAAAGAGTCTGTGCGGCTTGTATCTGTTGTTGAACAAGATGTTGCCCCAAATTTTTAATCTGGACACAAGGGTGGAGCCTTATGCCTGTTGTAACGCGCAAACACCATAAAGGATCCCAACATGACTCCTGCTCCTCCCGAAGAAGCTGCTCCAGTAGCAGCTCCAGCTCCTCAGCAAACCACAACAGCAACGGTTTCTATTCCCGTAACGGCTCAGGTTATCCAGCAGCAGACAGATGAGACTTGGGGAGGATGGTTCCGTGCTCATTTTGCAATCTTCGTGCTCCTGTTTATGTGTTGCTTTATGTTCACAATGATTATGCACGCTGCTCATGATGGAAGAGACACTTCTATGCTGCAATTTCTGGAGGGGCACAGCCAGACATTTGTGGGAGCATTAGTGGGAGCATTAACTACTGGTGGAGTAAGTCAGTTGGTGAACAGAGCGCAAGCAGTAGGAAAAGAGAAAAGCTGATGAAACAAATCGTGTTGGCTCCCTCTCGTAGTACGGCTCTGGCGTATTGCGAAGTTCTGCAGTGGGATTTTCGTAAAATCTTTATTGCGACAGAGATTAGCCATTTGCAAGGTTTGGATCTACGCGAGGCTCCTGTTGTTTCATTACAAGCAGGTGACTTGGAGCAGTATGCTTTGGAAAGAGGAGCGATTGTGTATCGTTTCTCGGATGAGCCTATTCGGAAGTATCGAACGAGCCAGCGTGATTGGCAGAAAAACTTTTCTTACGAGCTGACCAAAAGCGCGGATGGAAAAACTGATTTCTAAATGGAATTGTTGCGCCAGTGAAACGTAAGAGCAAGAAAGTTCCTATTAAGCGAGGGAAGAATGGTGGGGTAAGACCTGGAGCTGGTAGGAAAGAAAAAGAGATAAGCCTCGCTGCTCTGGAGCAGCTATGCAGGCTAAACGTAACAGACCAGGAGATTGCAGCTCATTTCAAAGTGAGTCCCGGAGCAGTTACTCAGAGAAAAGAAAGAGACCCAGAGTTCGCTGCGATTATAGAGCGTGGAAAAGCCAATGGGAAGATCAGCCTGCGTAGAAGCCTGATCAGACTGGCTCAGCGTGATGGTCGTACTGCCATACATCTCTCCAAGAACATTTTAGGTTACAGTGACAAGATTGAAGTCCAAGACAACAAGAACATCCAAGTTAACCACACCGTTACCGTCGAAGTTGGTAAAGCCCTTTCCCAGTACCTTAGCGAGTTACGCGAGTTGCGGCGAGGAGTTAATCCGCAGCCGAGAACATTGGTACTTGGGAGAACAGGCAGCTGAGCTTGCTGAGAAGCTGGGGATCAGTGTACACTGTGGACCACCAAGGGAAGATCAGGTACTGCCAGTTGGAGACTGGATTAAGTGGCTCATCCTTGCCGGTCGTGGAGCGGGCAAGACTCGTGTTGGCGCTGAAACAGTATTGGACTGGGCTGTTGAACACACTGGAATACGTATTCATGTTGTGGCTAGGACTATTGGAGACTGTCGTGGTACTCTGTTCGAAGGGGAAAGCGGTATTCTCAGCTGCTTACCAGCAAAGTATCGTGATTGCTTTAATCGTAGTCTCATGGAGCTTACGCTTCCCGGCGGAGTATTCATTAAAGGCTTTGGGGCGGAAGAGACCAGCAGGCTTAGAGGTCCGCAATGTCATTTTGCATGGGCTGATGAGCTTGCCAGCTGGCGTAGTAAGAAAGTGGAAGGGCAAGTTGAACACGCTTGGGACATGCTGCTTATGGGCCTGCGTCTCAAGCCCAAGAGCTTTGCCGGTGTCGAAGAAGACCCTCGCGTTGTTATTACGACTACACCCAAGCCCAATCGGATTATTGTTGACTTACTTAAAGATCCTTCTGTCCATCTTACTCGTGCCAGTACTTATGAGAATCGTGCGAATTTGGCGAAAGCTTTCCTGGACCAGATCCTACGCAAATATGAAGGAACGCGTCTTGGTCGTCAGGAGCTTTATGCTGAAGTGCTTGAGGCCATGGATGGAGCACTTTGGAACATGGAGTTGCTGGAAGAGCTTCGTGTGGAAAAGGCTCCACCCCTCAAGCGTATTGTTGTGGCAATTGACCCGGCTGCTACCAGTGAGGAAGAAAGCAACGAAACTGGCATTGTGGCGGTGGGTGTGGCTGACTTGGTCAACACTCTCAAGATTGGTGTTGAAGAAGAGATTGAACATGGCTATTTGCTGGAGGACGTTAGCTGTAGAGAAAAACCAATTGGCTGGGCACGCGCAGCAATTGCTCTCTATAAGCGTCTCCAGGCAGATGCCATTGTGGCTGAGATCAATAATGGTGGGGAGATGGTGGAGTCGACTATACACATGGTCGACGCCAACGTTAAAGTCATTGTTGTACATGCGACGCGTGGCAAATCAAAACGTGCAGAGCCAGTTAGCGCGTTATACGAACAGCGTAGGTTCCATCACGTTGTTCCGGCAGATCATCCTGATAAGTTCCGTGACCTGGAAGAGCAGCAATGCAATTATACGGCGAACGATGAATATGGGTTGCGGGGATCTCCAGACAGGATGGATGCTTTAGTGTGGGGCGCGACGGAGCTGATGGTGCAAGGGCTGGATGCGGCAGGAGCTTTAGAGTTTTACCGGCAGGAAGCTGGTAAGGCCCGAATAAAGCAGGCCGCAGCAGCGCGGTTAAATAGCCCTGGCGGCGCTCTGGGCGTTGCTGGTGCGCCTGAAAGCCCTGCGCCGGTACCTAAGGCTGTTCCGTTGGCACAGGACCCGGATTACATACGCCACGTGTTTAATCAACGGCGCTAGATAAAATCTCTTCCGCAAAGGGTTAAGCACAGTGAGCCTAGATTTGATTGCCAAGGTTGCTTCTGTTGTTGCGGCTGTGTGGGCCATGGTGATTGGGATCACAAAGATTGTTCAGAACGCGATGAAAGAAAGCAGAACACAAAGCGTTCGTGAGTACGTTGAATCGGAGCAGCACGAGAAGTTTTTGTATGGACTATGGAGGAAATGGAATGACGAGCTTCCGAGACGCCACCGTTAGTATTCAGGCGGGTAACTTTCCGCCACCCCCAACTCCGGCTCCAACCAAGGATCCAACAAAGCCTGACAAAAAGCCTGAACCTGATCAGGACGAGGAGGAAAAAGACGGAGACAAGGAGAACTAACAAATGCAAGCGCAAGTGCAAACAGGAGCATTGCAGTTCTTTTGGATGACGTCCCTGCTTTCGGAAATGTGGCTCTTGCTGGTGCGCTTGAATGTAGGTACGAGGAGATTTCCTGTGTTCTCCTCGTACCTAGCAGTGGACATACTCATTTCCTGCGGCATGTTCGTTGTTCACAGCAGCTATCCAGAATATTACAGAACGCTGTTTAACGGTTTGGGTCCGTTGATGAGCATGCTGTTGCTGGTGGTTTGTTTGGAGACGATCTATCGCATGGAAGAGCATGTGAATCTTGGCATTATCAACTGGCTGCTTTGTGGAGGAACAGCTTTGCTGGGTGGAGGCATCGCGGTATTTCTGTTGGATGACCCGCGTTTGCATCTAGGCGGTGCTGTGTTTTCATTTAAGCGAGCGCTGGCATTTACTCCGTCGTTGTTCATGCTCTCTTATGTGACTACGCATTTGTTCCACTGCCATCGCAAATGTTTGTATGCAGCTCACGCGCTGATTCTGGCAACGTATTTATGCCTGCATGCACTGGTGTATTTCCTGGCGGCTTCAGTGGACGTAAGCGTTGTGATGATGGTGATGAGTACGCTGTGCTGGACAATGTGGACGTTTGTGTGGTTGCAGAACTCAGGTTTGGATTAATGGGCTTCTCACCACAAGCCGATCAGCCTTTACCACCCACAACGACCACGCAGCAGGATTTGACCACAGCTGGTCAGCGCAAGGTTAATTTGATCTGGGAGTTCACGCAAGCGATCATCGCCGTAATGCTGGTAGGAGCATTTGTCACAGTAATCATTCGCATTACTTTCAGAGGTGCTGTTGGACAAGAGGTTCCGGCTGTATTGGCTGCAGTATGCGGAACTGTTGTTGGTTCATACTTCCAACGTACCAATCACATGAACATCGGAGGCATTGGTCGCAAACCTCAAGAGCATCAGCCCTATGAAGGGCGATGAGCAAATTTGTATAGTATGGGTATGTTGACAAACATTTTCTTTCTCGTACTTTCAGTTTGCGCTGTTATTCTGACGGTAGCTCATTTACGCATTGAGCGCAGGCGCGAGCAGCAAAGGGCCAAGCAGTGGACTTACATGATGTTCGAGTATAAGGACAGTCCTGCTTCTCTTAGCCAGAACTTGAATGAACTGGGTGCTCGTGGTTGGGAGCTTGTCTACATCGACACGGCTGCTGGCATGGCCTACTTCAAACAGCCAATATGAGTCCAAAACCTCAATCGGAAAGACAACTAAGGGCAGAGCAGCTATTGTGTATTCGGATGAACGCTCTGGCGCGTTTGCTTTTGCATTGTGGCAAGGAAGACACAATTCTGTTTCAAGAATTTCTTCCGGAAATAAAAGAGCATATTCGCTGTCTTTGCCTTATTCGTTGGCGACAGATTACGAACTCTCTTATGCCCAGCAACGTGAATTGTTGGGCATTATCGAGGAGCAACAGAACAAGAACTGGCAGAAGTTGAAGCCTTTTTGGTGTTAGTGATTTTTGTATAGTCTGAGTATGGAACAAGAAATTACGGCAGTAACAATCGCTCAGGACGTACTCAAGTGGCTGGAGCCTGATTCGCCAGTAAAAATCGTGCCCAAAATGCACAACAGCTACATCGTAATCCCGCTGGTTGGAGACGACGTTGACATACAAGCTTATCTACAGACTGGCAAATCTTGCGAAGTTTGTGGGATTGGAGCATTAGCAGCAGCATTCGCGTTCCACAGAGATGGTCTGATCGCGCATCCAGATTACAATGAGTTCGATGAAGAGGCCAACGGTTTTGTTGGCAGTCGCGAGATCTACACCGCTCTTCAGCCGTACTTTGATCATTACCAGTTGGCTACCATTGAAGTCTATTTCGAATCCACTGCCAATCAATCTCTTTCCGCTGCAGACCGGCTCCGGAACATCTGTCAAAACATTATCCGAAACAACGGCGTGTTTGTGCGAGAGCAGGAAGCGTATGCATGAAGTAACAGTTGGCTTTGGTCGCTGGGAATATTTGAACATGTCCCTCTCCTCTGATGAGGTAGTCAACCAAGCTGCATTTAGAGAAATGGGCAAGGACGGTTGGGAACTTGTGAGTGTTGGTATCTCCGGTAATGGCGCTGCGGTCGCCTATTTCAAACGTCCTCTTCCAACTGTGTTGGCAAAGCATACGCCGAGCGGGATGCCAGCATGATTGATTTCCTTATCGTTATGCTGCTCCTCTGGTGCGCTGTTCCGTTGGGTGTGATGGCGGCTTATGCAACCTACTATGGCTACAGCGCAAAGTGTACTTACACTTGGCACTTGGGCCCAGGCGTTCCGATTTGCATTAAGTTCAGCCCAACGCATTTGTATTGGTGTCCTTTGGGCATGGTAGGTTTTGAAGTGGAGATGGATTGATTTTGTATAGTGTGTTATGAGTAACACGCGACAAGTATTTCCTTTGGATTTTGGAAACGAGATCCTTGGCTCTTGTACTGATCCCAACTTCGCCATGATCTGGTCCAATGTACTACGCGCTCAGCGCGAGAAAGAGCAGGAGTGGATTGAGAAGCTTCGTGAAATGGGTATTGCTGGTGCTCGGCCTGATGATGGTTGGGTTGATCGCGTGGGAAACACAGTATCCTGGCAGTATCCGTATTTCACAGACAAGCTTTTACCAGGAGCGCTAGTTGCTTTGGGAAGCTGGGAGAAGTACAGAATCATTAAGCTGACAGGTGTTGAGGTCAGCGGCTTTGGGTTACAACGCTGGCGGTTTGTAGGATGAAAAAGACAAAGAAAGAGACTTGGGGCGCGCAAGATGATTTCGAATCGCTGTTTGGCTTCGCTCTCAATGCAACAAAAGAGGGTATGAAGCCGCAGCGCGTTCCGCCCCCGGCTCCAATGCACTACGTTGCTGCTGGCAACAAGCGCGGTTACACCTACAGCGTGCGCTTCAGCTTTGACCCAGAAGTGGTTGCAGGGATGGAGAATGCTGTTGGAATCGAATCGTTATCAGAAAAGCTTGAAGTACGCACACACTGGTTGCTAGATGGGTTTCATGGTGTGCCAGTGCTTGAACAGCAAGAATCCCTGGTTGGATCTTTGTGAGTATTGCCTCGCCAATCCTCCGTAACGTGCGTGGGCAAGAGGAGCAGCGTCTTTCGAAATTAGACCTCTCGGAGTGGCGCTGCTCCTGATTGTTTGTTGTTAAAGGAAAACAAATGAAAAAGAAACTCGTTGACGCGATGTACGGCTCCGTCGTTCTGCTTCTCTTGCCGTTCTTGCTGGTGCTGCAGGCAGACACTCGTCCTGGTTCTCCAAGCAGTCTGTTTCAGATTGCTCCTCAGGCTCTGCCCACAACTATTGCCAACATCGCTACGTTGGGTAGTCAAAAACCTCCATTGGGTAAGGACGTGTATGTCTGCCAAATGTGGTTCAGCATCGCACCGAACGGTGGAACAGTCAACATAACGGTGGCAACGGGTCAAGGCACGCCTGTGAACATCTGGGACCACATTCCTATTACCGCCACCAGTGCAACGCAGGGCACGCTGTATACGCTGATTAGCGGTAGTATGCCGGACGGCTGCGTATGGTTTCCAGGCGGAGCAACAGTGCTGGCTTCTGGCAGTGGAGTGAACATTGTGGCGTTGAGCGGGAGGTATTGATTGAAGCAATTTCTCTATCTCCTATTGCGAGACCATTTGCCAGCAGGCAAAGTGGAGGAGATTATGGTTGAAGTGAGAAAGACGCTCGGCAAAGAAACCGATTACTCCAATATCTATCTGGCCGAGTACGCTGAGAGCCTTATAAACGAGCTGAACTTATTCTGAGAGGACTGTAATGGAAGCAGGCATTTACAAACACTACAAAGGTGGTTACTACCAAGTGCTGGGCGTAGCCGCTCACAGCGAGACCGGCGAGGAAATGATTGTCTACATCTCGTTGGATCCTTCGCTTCCTGGTTCTCGTATGAGAGTAAGACCGCGCACTGGTGTTGCTGGATTCGAAACCCCTGTGTCAATTAGGACAAAGCTTCTCGACAATATACCAGTTGAACGGATGGATCTCAAACCTCGTTTTCAATACATTGGTGATTCGCTGGATGGTGCGAAGGAAGAAACGGCAGAAGACATCGTCTCTAAGATGGCAGCTGCTGTACCTAGCAATACGCCGAACAGAAAACAAAAACGATAATGGCAAAACGAAAAGCACAACCAGAGCCAGAAGTATTGGCTGAGCAAGCTCAAGCTGGTGCGCAGGCAGATGAGCAAGCGATGAGTGCTATGGATGAGATGAGCTCGTTGTCTTTATACGACGCCATACACGATCCGGCGGTTGCTGGCGTGTCGCTAAACGAGGAAGGGAAGACGGTGGCGGTTTTCGCCGGGCACCCACCTCAACCACTCCGCATCAGCGAGATCGTTACCTATGTCAGCGAGACGCCTTACGGTCTTGCCTACTTACCTGCGGTTGTTGCCAGCATCCATCCCGATCACGTGGGGTTGCGTGTGTACTGCGACAAGAGCGGTGGTAGCGAGTGGCCGGTAAACAGCCAAGAGAGTGTTGGGCCCAAGCCGGGGAGTTTCTATCGGTCATGAAAGTTCATGTTCAGTATTTTCGTTACGTTGGTGGGATCTCTAGTGCTCAACCACTCATTTTTGAAACAGAGATAAGTGGTGTCACGTTTCAAAAGTTTGTGCAGGATGTTAACGCCAATGGTTTGTATTTGGACAACGAAAAGACGGATTGGATAAGCCCGTTTACAATTCAAAGGATTTGGGTAGTGTGATGTCCAGCGAACTGTTGGATATAGACAAACTATTGGATGAGTTTTGGAGTGCTTTTACAATAGCGCCAAAAACCATTTTCATTACCTGTTATAAGTGTAACCGGACGTTTGCCATTCCAAGAGAAAAAGTCTGTTCCCACTTGGAAGTCTGGTTTCAAAAGGAAATGGCAAATCGCAGTAGGAAGGTGGAGCAAGGGCAATCGCAAGGTCTGTGTGAAACCACCTCAACACAGCGTTTTGTAAACGTTGAGTGCAAGTGCCCTACTTATCCAGAGAATCTTGGCCCTTGTACGGAATTCTTTGCTGGCTCTAACGGTCGCTGCGTCTATTGTGACCATACGCTGGCTTGTCATCATCCGAAATGAAAGCGTTTTTGCGTAAAATAGAAGTGATGCCGGTTCGAACGCAGTTTTGTGTAGGCTGCGGGAAGCCCGCTGAGAAGTGTAGACCGCTGCATCAAATTGGTTCTGGTCTCGATTCGGATGGGTTTTGTTCCGATTGTAAACAAGAGCTCCTAAGCTTTGGTCTCTATGTTTATAGATCAAAAATGAGTTTTGGCTTCCACAAAAGGCGACGGTAACGGTTTGGACGACTTGAGCCGAGATCTTGCGAGGGATCTGAATAAGTCGATCTGTGAATGCGCAAGTGAAAACTTCTGTGCGAAAAGCGAGAGTAGCTGTGGTGGTTGGAGTAGCTAACCAACATTTACGACACCACACGTGCTCGGGTAAGCTTGCGAAGTGGCGACTCTGACCGCTGCGAGGGTTGCGTCTCAGCCTGGAAGCCAAAAGGTTTTTGTATAGTAGCTGTATGCCAAGAGTAGATTTCGACAAACCACGCAGTGTAGAAGCGATCGCTGATCAGCTGAAAGATCTGCGTAAGCAGGTTGAAGTGCGGCAAGAGGAAGTGCGCTCTTGCGATTCCCTTTTGAACAGCGCTCGGACTAAGCTTGCTAATCTTCTTAACCAGTATGCAAATGTGCTTAAAGAGCTCAATATCGCTGCCAAAGCAAATTTGGACAAGAGCACGCTTTGGCAATTGGAGCAACAGATAAGCCCGCAGCAGGGAGAAGAACCCGCAAAGGAGTCAGCAAGATGACCAAAGGAACTGAAATCTTCCTCGCGATCCTCTTGGTGCCTTGGCAGCTGGTGTGGCGCGGCTGGGTGCTCGTTCGCCTGTGGCATTGGTTTGTAGTTCCACAGTTTGGGCTACACGAACTGCGTATTCCATTTGCTTTAGGTATTTGCGGCATCGTTTCTTTTCTCGTTCCAATTTTTAATGACAAGAAAGAGAAGTGGTGGGAAGGCTTTGCGCGTTCTACCGCTCTTTCGGGTGTTACGCTCTTGTTGGGATGGATCTTCCAGCTTTTCATATGAACCAGAACGCTCAGCGCATCAAGCAGTTCTGTATCGAGGCAACACGAGCATTGGGTTACAAAGGTGACAGGCCAGTAGAGTATTGGGAAGGCTGTATTCTCAAGTATCTCCAGGCGCATCGCCCAGACAACCATCACGTTCGGTTGAATGTTCCATTGACTATTTTCAGTGAAGATTTTCCCGAGCTGACGGAAGATCTTTGCCGGCACATGCAAGAGCACGGTGACGCAGCGTTTCGCTACGAAGCCGAGTTGGTACAGTAAAGGAAAAATATGATGCCTCCAGTTCTAGTCATCTTGTTGGTGATCGCGTTGATCCTTCACATTCTGTTTAGCTATTTGATTCCGCCTCCTGGCACTGGAGCGCCCAATCAGACCGCGCGGTTTGTGATTGCTGTGGTTGTGATTATTCTGGTGCTGCTGTTCTGGTTTGTGCTGCCGGTTCATATTGGATGATCACAACACACACTACTTATCGTGTTAAGTGCAACGGCTGCTTTAAGGCGCTGCGCGAGTTGTGCATGTCGTTGGACAAAGTCAAAGCTACAGCTGAAGCTTTCGACTGGAAAGTAACAGAGCGGCCTGGAAAGTCGGACACGATTGTGGAGCATTGGTGCCCTGACTGCGCAAAGAAGTTTGCTGTTCCAGTTGTGCACCAAGTACAGGTGACAAAGTGATCCAGTGGTTTACCGAAAATCAGTATCTTGCCAACTGGATCACGTTAGGCTTATTGGTGCTTCTTTTGATAGAGGCCATTGTACGGAAAAACAGGGAGAAGAGATAATGTTTTCAGAGCGTCTTGCAGTATTTTTGAAAGGTCTTTTAGGTGCAGTGCTGCCTGACGCCTTTCTGTTCGGCGGGATCGCAGCCATTGTGTACGGAATCCACATGATGAACGTTCCTGGCTCGTTCATAGCCGGTGGAGCGGCGGCAGTGTTGATTGGTCTGGCCAGCAGCACCAAGAAATGATTCAACTACTGTTCAATCTGTATTCTGGTTCTATGTTCATCACTATTCTTTTCTTGTTGGTAGCGGGGTTACTGTTTATCATCTTTGCGATGGACCAGCCGACGCGACGTAAGAGGATTACGATGACTGTGATCGGGTTTAGTCTGGTTGGAATCGCTTCGTTGATTGTGGTATACGCTGCCAATGCATTGGCTGGAGATTAAAGCGTGGAACCCAAAGTGGTGGAGATGATGTACTTGGCCGCGATGAAGTCTTACGCTGCTCAAGCTGGAATAACAGAAGCGGTTCTTCAGCCTTTTGACGAGCTCGATCCTACGCTGCGCCAAGGCTTTACTACCATGGTGGAAGAGTTGACTAAGCCATACAGCGAGCTCCTCTTCCAGTTGAAAGGTAAGAGTGCGTAGCCAATGGCCCAGCGCAAAGCGGTGCCCAAGAAATCAGCAACAAAAGAAATCGATGAAACAGGTTGGGAAGTCAAGCAGCTGGGCTGGTATTGGTATGTGCTTGGACATGACCATGTGTTGGGCAGTGGCACAACAAAGCGAAGGGCGCTGGAGCGTGCTCGCGCCTTTATGCAAAAGATAAGCAAATGAGTTCTGCAGCACAAACGAGTTTGCCAGTGGCGAGAGCAATTCCAAAACCGAGGTCCAGCGCCTGTATAGACAATTTAACCTCGGGCTCCGCCACTGGCAAAGAACAAGAATTGCTGGCTCTGAAACCATTGGTTGAAAAGATTGCCAAATACATCGCCAACAAAATACCACGATCTGTTGGCACAGATGATCTTGTGAGCGCTGGTTGGCTAGGGGCAGTAGACGCTCAGCGTCGACACAACCCAGAACGAAACGAATCGTTAGGAGTATTTGCTCAGCATCGTATTCGTGGTGCCATTCTGGACTACTTACGATCACTCGATACGGTAAGTCGCGATCATCGCAGGAATATCAAGCTCAAGGAGTTGCAAGCACCAACAGAGTTTTCTTTGGACGCAATTCATCCGGACTTCAAATATCGTATTGACATCGTTGACAAGCAACAGTTAAGTCCAGAACAGCAGGTGGCGCGTAGACAGCAACAAGCATTAGTTGACAAACAGCTGAAAGAGCTCGAACCACGTCGCCGTCGCCTTTTGGAGCTGTATTACTTTGAAGATAAAACGATGTCTGAGATTGGCGCGGTTTTTGGTGTAAACGAATCGCGCATTAGTCATCTGCATAAAGAAGCATTGTATATGCTCCGTACCGGAGACTTTGCTTATCGCCGAGAGCGAACGTTTGGCGATGCACCAATAAAGAAACCAACAACGGTATTCAATCGCGTAAAGCAGAAGTTTCAAAAGACGCTGGTACGCAAAAAGTTCTGGCAACAAGTATTGAGCAGGGGAGAGTGCAAATGGCAAAATTGAAAGCGTTCAAATGCGAAGTGGTTAAGAAACGCGAGTTTCCTGATTTGCAGTTCAACGCGAGTTTGGGAAAGCGTGGTTATTGGGAGCAGCAAGTAAACCTGCTGCGTGGAGATCCCGATGCTATGCTCAAGGTTCGGGGTGATGACCCCAGCAGTATTATGCAGTTGAGGAAGCAGGCAAAAGACAAAGGCTTGTCTCTGCTGTTTGCACGCGAAGGCGAGTTTGTATTTGTTTGCGCCTATATCCCCAGCGAAGCTCAAACTCGATTGGTTCTGTTGCTGCGCGAACCTCGCACTGTTAACGAGATCCGCGCCAAGGGTTTGGAGACAGATGTTGAAAGTGAGCTGCAGCGCATGGCACAACGTGGTCATGCTACCTTCAAGAATGGCAAGTGGCAGCTTACAGAAAAAGGAACGTTGGAATTAGTTCAGCGTGCAGCGGTGGCGTAATGGAACAGAAGTCTTGTCCACATTGTGGGCAACGCATGCGAGACCCAAGCGGTTTGACAATACGTGAACTAGAAGTACTGAAGCGTCTTGTTACCATCAATACGGTTCCACAAATCGCTACTCTTATGAAGCTCAGCGTAAAAACCGTTGAGACCCACAAGTTCAACCTGATGCGCAAGCTGAACGTGCATAGTCGCGTGGAGCTTTTGCTGTACGCCTTCAAGAACAAGATCATTACGGCGGAAGAGCTGGATAAGCCGAAAGCGATAGCTTCGTAATGCAACTACCCAAAGAATTCTATACAGCGTTGGAAGATTACCAGCGTATCGGGTTTATCAAAGTTGGCTTTAGCGGCTCTCGCAAGCCACTTACTCCCGGTCAGGCTGGCGCTTTGCGTCACGTATTGAATGAGCTCAAAGGGATTGGGGTGCTAGAGTTTCACCACAGCTGCTGTAAAGGTGCTGAGGAAGAAGCGCATCACATTGCATTAGAGGTTGGAGCAGTGATTGTTGGTCATCCGCAACGGTTAAAAGAAGGCGAGACAGCTATATTGCAGTGCCATAAGCTGCGTGCTCCTGAGCTGATCGCCAAATGCAAGGTCGATATTGTGCAGGAGACCAACGTAGTGATCACGGCTCCCAGCACAACAGTGTATGACCCGAACAATGCAACATGGTTTATGACGATGTATGCACAGAACCTTCAGCGCCAAGGTCTCAAGTCTCTCGTTGTTCTCGAGCCAGAAGTAATGAGCAACAGGATGGCGCAATGAAAGTCTACGGCGATATTGAAAGCGTGAACTTGGCAACAGGAGAACGGTTTCAGCGCGTTAGTGGAGATGGCGAAAGTCGTCTTGTCTCTACGGGTATTCCCGTTTCTGAGCGTTCGTATGATCCGAAAAGTACAGTTGTTGTTCCTCCACGTCGTCCTTATGAGTCCGATGAGGATTTCTTTCGTCGTATCGTAATGATCAACGATCTTCTGTAAAAATCTTTTTCCAAAATCTATGTTTGCTGAACAGTTGGCCAAGGCCCTCGCAGGGCCAGCGCTAAATGCGCCGAGTAGTGCAGGTGTGGGTGTTGCTGGAAACGTGCGTAGCGTAATCAGTAACATTACCGGGATGGAGTTCTTCGGTCCAGCGCAGCCTATGTATCCGGTTGCTCCGGAAGGAACCCAGACTCGCCAGTTCGACTATCCGTATTCTTGGAACTTGCTTTACAGGCCGCGCAGCGAGCAGCCTGGACCGAGCTTTGAACAGCTACGCATGGTGGCACAGGCTTACGACTTGGTACGAAGCTGTGTTGAAACGCGCAAGGATCAAATCGCCAAATTTCCTTATGACTTCCGCGCCATCAAGAAGCCAGGAGAAAGTAAGAGGGAGCAAGCCAAGCGTACCGCTGGTTCTACGGACATCCCCAAGCTCAAAGAGCTATTTGAGTGTCCTGATGGTCAGAATGATTTCCAAGGCTGGATCCGGATGCTCATGGAAGACGTTCTTGTTATCGACGCTATGGCGATTGAGGTGATAAAGGAATACTCTACGGATGTTCCTGAAACGCAAGAGAAGTTCAAATTTGGAAAAGAGAAAACTCTACGTCGGCAGCAGACGGGAAAAGTAGTCCGGTTGTTCCCAACAGATGGAGCAACGATCAAGCCTTTGATGACTGCAACTGGCCGTCGCCCGCTGCCTCCTGATCCTGGCTATCAACAAAACGTAAAGGGAATGCCAGCGTTGAATTTGAGTATGGACGATTTGGTATATCGCCCTCGCAATCCACGCACGAATTCAGGCTATGGATATTCTCCTGTTGAGCAAGCGTTGATGGCAATCAACATTGGCTTGCGACGCGAAGTTTCTCAATTGTCTTATTACACCAGTGGCAACGTACCAGAAGCTTTGATCGCCGCTCCGGAGACTTGGGGCGTAGAAGAAATCCGCAAGATGCAGGCGTACTTCGATTCTTTGGAAGGAGACTTGCAGGCGCGACGTCGTGTTCGTTGGATTCCCGATACGAAGAGCATCACGATGACCAAAGAAGCGATGCTCAAGGATGAGTTTGACGAATGGCTGGCTCGGATCATCTGTTTCATTTTCAGTCTTCCTCCAACACCGTTTGTAAAACAGATGAACCGCGCCGTAGCCACTCAAGTGCAACAGACGGCACTACAAGAAGGCTTGATCCCAACGCTGGCTTGGCTGGCTGGCGTGTTCAACTGGATTATACATCGTCATCTTGGAATTAAAGACGTGGAGTTCGCCTGGAAGGACGAAGAAGAGCCAGACAAACTCAAGCAGGCGCAGATTGACAAGATCTACGCTAGTTACGGTAAAGAAAGCGTAGACGACCAGCGCGAGCGTGATGGGCAAGACCCGATTGGCATGGGCCCAGCCTGGGCCACGCCCCAAGGCCCTATTATGCTCAAAGACTTCTTAGCGGGCGAAGGTACGGGTTTACTACCCCAGGGCACCAGCGACGCGCCAGCAGACGCCCAGGCTCCAGGGCACGGTAACGAGCAGCGGGCCTTACCACCGGCTAAAGGTAAAGAAAAGGACGATGACAGCGATTTACCTCCAGGTGACGACAAGAAAAAGAAGCTTCCGCCTGCAGCACAGAAATACCTGGACAAAATTGTTGGAGGTGGTCGCGCTGACCGCATCCCTTTCTCGCAGCTTTACTAAAGTACTCTGATGATGAACCCAGAGACGAGCGTGGTGAGTGGACCTCTGGTGGAGTAGCAAATGAAATCAAAGCGGCTTTTGAGCAATCAGAAAGGCATGAACAGCAGATAGGCAAAGCCTTTATTCAACTGGCAAAGGAACAAGAAGAACAGCGGGGAAAGCTCAGCCCATCCGAAGCCAAATCGGTAAAAGAATATTTCCAAGGTTTAAGCAGCGGCAGTGCAAATTACTATCAAGATGTAAATGCTTCTCTTCGCGGGAAAGAAACGGACCATTCTCCAGAACAGATAGGGAAAACAGTAAGTGGTCTGGAATCAGTCATTTCTAAGAGCAGCCTGCCGAGCGGAACCGTGCTATTTCGCGGAGCCAAGTTAGATAAAAGCATAATTTCTTCTCTACGTTCCGGCGCAATGATAAAAGACAAGGCGTTTGTTAGCACATCTACAGATTTGAAGGTTGCGTTGGATTTTTCTAGCACAGGAAGAGGAGCGCCAGTCTTGTTCAGGATTGAGATACCAAAGGGAGCTTCAGGTTTAGTGGTGAAAGGAAACAAATTTGAACGTGAAGTTCTACTTAACCACGGCAGTAGCTTTCGTGTAACTGATGTACACGAAGTAAACACAAAAGGTTTTAAGGGCGTCGTCGTAAGCGCGATGTTAAAGAAATGAATCGGTTTGTTTGGGAAGTTGAGGAGCTAGAAATTATGACTCCAACGGGTGATATTGAAACAGAAAAGCTCCACAAAGCAGCTGACAACAATCCTGGTAAACGCAAGTATGGCAGTGTCCACTGGTTGGTTCCAGAAGACAGCGAGCTTTATTCTCTCCAACAGATGTTAGGTCAGATGATCCCAGATGAGAAGCTGGCAGCTTGGGGTCGAGAGATTGAACCCCACATAACATTGCGTTATGGCTTGCTTGACAACGAATATAGCGAATTGATTCCTTACTTACAAAACTTGCAGCCCTTTGAAGCCAAGCTGGGCGAGCTTATGAGCTTCCCACCTTCGGATCACTCGGACTTGGCTGCTCCTATCATCTTTCGGATTGAGAGTAACCAGCTGCACGTAGTCAATGCTGAGCTTACTGGAGTAGCAATCTTCAACCCCAGCGACTTCGACAGCTTCCAGCCTCATTTGTCTGTTGCTTATGTCAAGCCCGAATATGCAGCTGAGATTGTAGACGAGCTTTCGCCTTTGGTACGAATGCTGTTTGAAGGTAAGCCTTTTATGATCGACAACGCAGTAATCTCACCGGCAACAGGACAGGGAGACAAGATCAAGATTGCGTTTGGTAGCGAAGAAGTTGAATTGTTGAAGTACTCGGATGATGAGGATCGAGATGAGCATGGAAGATGGAGTTCTGGTAGTAGCGAGGATGAAAAGCAAGCCGAAGGACTGCGCACTCTAGCAACATTTACTCCTGACCGCAGTGGGCAGATAGAAGTTGGTTCTCTTGTTGGCATAGCGGAAATGCATTTACATGAAGATGATGAACCAGAGGAGTGGTCGGGTAAGAACGAAACCGTAAGCGTTTCGGACATACACATGAGTGATGAAGTACAATCCGTTTATGCGGATAAGGTAAAAGAGTATATTCTTCATCCTTCTAATGTTCGTGTAGAGCTGATCCGAGATAGGAATGGCAGACTTTTTATACAAGACGGCAATCATCGTGTTACTGCTGCGGTAATGCGTGGTGAGAAAGAAATCAAAGCTTTCGTTTTAAGACCGCCCAAATCAGAAAAGCTTCTCAAAGCAGGCAAAAAGAAACTCACAGCCGATCCCACCAAGAGAACCAAAATCAAAGCAGCAGCAGAGGCTCAAATTGAACAAGCGACGCAAAATGCTTTTAGCGCGACGGCAGAAGACTTGGCACAGGCAGCGGAAGCTTGGTACGCTGAAGGAGCCAGTGCTGACGCTATTGCCGAGCAAATGTCCTTATCCGCCTTTGATGCCAATATCCCTGAGATTGTGGCCGATGCTCTGGCTCCGGTTATGGCTGAGGCAGCTGCTGATCAATTTTCGGAACTAGGAATTACGGACGATGCGTTGTTCGATACGATCAACACAGAGGCATTGGATTATGCTCAGGCACGTGGAGCTGAGCTAGTCGGCCGCAAATGGGTTGGTGGTAAACTAGTTGACAATCCAGATGCCAAATGGGCAATCAGCCAAACCACGCGTGATGGTATTAGAGGCCTTGTCAGCCGAGGCTACACTGAAGGTTGGACCCCGCGTGACTTGGGCCAAAAGATTTCCAATGCTTATCAGTTTAGTCCAGAACGTGCTAAGCTCATTGCCATTACAGAAACCAACAGAGCCTCTAGCCAGGGTATATTGAGCGGATGGCGAAATAGTGGTCTCGTAGCGCAGAAGGAATGGAATCTGAGCGCGGATCATGACTTCGATGATGAGTGTGATGGCAATGAGGACGATGGACCAATTGACATTGACGATACATTTTCCTCCGGGGACGATGGTCCTCCAGCACACCCTGGTTGTACCTGCTCACTATCAGCTGTGTTAGCCACAGGCGAAGAGGAAGACGAAGAGTAATTTCCGGACGTAACAAATCCAAAGATCAACCCCAAGCCGGTTCGAGCTATTCAGCCGAAACCAAAAGGAGCTATAAAATGGAAAAGATCACTGCAAGTTTGAGAGTAACGAGCTGCGTTGTTAAGCCTTTTGCTTATGGAAAAGATCAGGCCAATATTGGAGAGGCTGTTGAGATCAAAGCAACAGGCACTTGGGATTCCGATAGCCAAGCGCCCAACCAAGCTTCGGACAACAACGCTCACTTCCCAATGTCTCTTCATATGACTGTCTATCCTGGTTGCGGAGTTATTCCTGTAATTGGAGACCATGTAATTGTTACGGTGGAGCGACCCGCGCCAACATTCTCCTTTTCTGGAGACAGCCATTCGACTAAGTTCGAGAACGTTACGATAGAAAGGTAAAGTAATGCAAGACAAAATGATTGCTTTCGTTCAAAAGGTCCACTCTACTTTGGGTGGCCATTTACCGGGAAAGAACAGCGTTCTCAGTCCCGCCGATCAGCACAGTTTTCTGGCGCTAGTTAGCGAAGGCGAGACACTAATGACCGAACTCGCGCCAGTGGCAAAAACTCTCGCAGCCGGAACAGCAGCAAAGCCTGAACCACGTGAAGCAACAGACGCTGAGATTGCTGCGGATGACCGCGCTCAGAATGCGGCTGATGAAGCGAAAGATTAATTTCAGAAGGAGAACATCATGGAAAACGAAGAACTGAGTTTGTACGAAAAGTTTACTGCGTTTGTTGAGCGTTTGAAAGCAGCGCTCAGCACGCACATTCCCAATGGATCCAGCACGCTTTCTCTTGATGACCAGAAGAATGTGCAATCTCTTCTGGTGGAAGCGGATGACATGCTGGATGAATTTGCGCCGTTTCCAAAGCAGCTTCATGATCCCAATTCTGGTCGTCCAGACCAGCGGGTGAATGATGCGGAAGAAGAGGCTGCGGCTCGAGCGGACGGGTTTACGGTTCTTGTTCCCATTCCGGAGGAAGAAGCACCTGTAAAGAAATCCAAGAAGAGCAAGTAAACAATGCCAGGATTTTTAGACTGGCTATACGCAATTCCACCAGGAAGTCTGCCCATGCAGGGAGTAGGAGAAGGAATGACATTTGACACTTTGAAGATCGAGCTCAATAAGCTAGAGAATGCTCTGGCTGAAGCGCGTGGTGTTGTAGCAGCGGGAAAGCTTGTCGTTGACGCTGCTGCTACTGCCAGAGAAAAAGCAGGCAACCCACGCGACATGAACCACCCTGCCGTTTTGGCCCACAACAAAGCTTTGAGTGATTATGACAAAGCCAACGGCATAACCAGTGAGATCTACGGCCGCTATGCCAAAGTACGCGGATTGTACATGCAGTACGAGACGCAAATGAATGGTGTAGTCAGTGCGCCCATCGCAACGGCCAAGATTTCACCAGCACCGGATGCTGAATCGATTCAAGCACGCGAAACTGCCAAGCTGGCCGAAAAGAACAAGCCAGTTGAGGAAGAGCAGCCAGTTGAGGCTGCGTAGTCAAAAAGACCTAAGGAGAAATCACGAAATGAATTTTGTACGCAAATACCCAGTACTTTTTGCCGCCGTAACAGCTGCTGTGCTTCTGTTCGGTTTGGTAATGCAATTTCCCGTCAAGCTTCAAGCTCAGACTCCCTCAGGAGGCTGCGCAACGAACTTTGGGGCACCACCGCCGTTTATCGTTACCACTTCGGCGCTCTTCGGTTGTTTGATCGCTCCGAACTCGGGAGCAAGCAACCCAAGCTGGCAGCAATTGTGGCCTGCGCTTACCGCCAATGGCGGCTTGGGCCCAGACGCCATGCTGTCAGTCGGTGTTGTACTAACAAACACTCAAGTACTCGGCATGTTCGCAACGCCAGTCACGCTTGTTGCGGCGCAAGGAGCAGGTACGCTGATCGAGCCGATTAGTGCTGTTTTGGAAAATGTAAACGGAGGCACAGCCTACGCTGCAGGTGGAGTAATTGAGCTGGCGCTGAACAACGCTGGAACGCTTACCGCAGCTAGTACAACCATCGCGGCGACGTTTTTAACCAGCCCTACGGTTACACAGGAGACCCTGTTGACCGGAGCGTTAGGGAGCGCAACAGCAACGAATACATTGAACCAGCCATTGGTGATAACCAATCTGACCGGAGCATTTACCACCGGCACTGGGACGCTGGGTGTCCGATTGCGGTATAGAATCCATACGGGGTTGTAAGCTCAGTCATCAAGTAAAAACGAGTCGCGTTCTCTCCCTGCTTACGTGGCTCTACTGGGCTTGCACGAAACGCGAGCCTGTGGTTCTCGTTTCGGCTCCACCTTTCGAGGATCGCGGCTCGCGTTTTCGTAGTAGTGTCTTGCGGGTGAGGCTACCTGCGCGTTGTTAACCTTTCAAACCGAATCTAAGGAGCTTCAAAATGATTATTGCAAAGTTCAAGGTACAACGTGTAGAGTGCAGCCAGATCCAGCGTCAGAAAGCAGGCGCAAAAGGCTATGGCAAAGAGGACATGGAAACACTGGAGCAGAGGACACTGGTTCTTTCTCCGGTGTACGCCAATGGAGATCCAAACCATGAGAATTCCAAGTTTTGGAATGCAACCCCAACCGGCGAAATCCGATTGGGTGTTGTAAATCCCGAAGCTTGGACGCAGTTCGATCTTGGTGCGGAGTACTATGTAAGGTTCGACAAGGCTCCAGAAGAAGTAACTGGTCCGCCTTCAACAACGGCGCTTTGATGGTCAGGCGGCTCTTTCACTCCGTAGAGCAGGTCTTCTAAGCGGTAAAAGGAGTCGCGGCTGGTTGAGCGAGTGCGATCGGGTTAATTCAAGCTCGAGGAAATATGCGGAAATACTCGGTAAGACCTTTTCGCACGCCACAGGCTGAAATAAGACCTCAACTAGATCTTGAAAAAGAGAACAATTGCGTCGTCTAAGCGTAGGACCGAATGGCTGCCCGTTTTGTGAGTTTGGTCCTGTCATACTCAAAGCTGGCGCAACAGTCGTATTTGCATATTCATTTTGGCTCCAGTATTTTCGGGTCAGTAATCCAAACGGTAGCAACATCAGCGTTTCTGTTCAGGACAACAACAATCCAGGCGTATACGTTATGCCATCTGCCGTGATGACTCCAAACGCTTTCATAACTTTTAACAGTGAAGCAGGCGATCCTTGCTTCGCTGGTCTCACTATCAACTGTTCGGCAGATGGGATTCATGTGTATTTTCGCGGGTACTACAATCCAAGCTGCTTATGATTCACTTTCACGCTCCTAATCTACCCAGCACTCCTAAAGAGAATTGGCGTAGCAGACTGGAACGCCACATTGGTTGGATCGCAATCGTTGCGACGCTGCTGTACTTGCACTTTAGACCTTAGAGGAGGGATCTGATGACAGTTCGTTTGCAAATAAGACGACCACGCTTTCCGTTGAAATCTTTGGTGGTGATCGCGGCGCTGGTAAGTATCTATGGCTTGATTGCCTGGGCTCAGCAGCCAGTAAGTGTAGCAAACACACCAGCAGTTACGCAATCCAGCGGCCCCTGGACAATGAATCTGACTCAGATTGCAGGAGCTGCGCTTGGGTTAGGTCAGACAACCATGGCAGCCTCGCTACCGGTGACGTTGGCTAGTAACCAATCCTCATTAGCTGTCAGCTTTAGCCCCTCCACCTCTTCCAGTGTGGCGCTGAGTCGTTTTCATGCAGCAACGGCAGCAGCTGCTAATGTAAAGGCGAGCGCAGGAAATCTATATGGAATGGTATTGGGAAACTCTGGTACGATTCCATGTTGGATTCAGTTTATGAACACGGCGAGCGCACCAACGGCAGGAACCAGCGTTCTCGATTCATACATGGTGCAGGCTGGGGTTACTTTGACGATTCCACCTGGAGCTCTTGGAATGACTAACTACACGACTGGAATCGGCATTGCTGGGGCGACAGCAGATTCTGGAGCCACGACTACCGGCTGTACAACAACAATGTCTGTTACTATCTACTACCAATGAGAACTTTGGCTTATCTGTTTTTGGCAGCGTTGCTTTCGGGGCAGGTCCCAACTCAGCATGTACCTGCCGCTGGGAGCCCGTTCTCTCTAACCGCTTCCAGCAAATCAACAGTCACAAGCTCGGTTAATGTCAAAGCAAGCACCGGAAACGTGTATGGTGTATTTGCGATCAATGGCGCTGCTTCTACTTGCTGGATTCAGTTCATCAACAGTGCTGGTGCTGGAACAATTGGGACTGGTGTTATTTTCGCTATCCCGCTTCCAGCTTCGACAACGCAGCCGGTATATGTTGCTCCTTCACCCTTTGCGCTTTCCAACTTTTCCACTGGAATCGCTGTAGGAGTAGCAACAACTGCGACTGGAGCCGTCGCTTGTGGAGCAGGCGCTAATTTGACGGTGTGGTACCAATGACGTTCTATCAAGCTTTTGGTGTCCCAGAAGACGCCAGCGCAGAGCAATTGAATACTGCCTGGAAAGTATTAATGAAGCGTTGGCATCCAGACGCAAATCCAGGAGCAGATCCGCGCTATGCGCAAGAGATCAACCGCATTTATGACATTTTGAAAGATCCTGAAAAGCGCAGCCAATATGATGCTTGGTTGGCAGCGCAGCGGAGACCGGTACCAGCTGGTTGGCGTATTGTAGCAACCAACCCAAATGTTGGCAGCACTACAACGGTAACTTACTACAGCGGAATTGTTTGGAGGTTTTGATGAAGTTCTTCATCCCAATTACCAAAGTGACCGAACGTCCTGACGGTTCGTGCGATGTCTATGGTGTTGCCGCCGACGAAACCATGGACGACGTCAAAGAGATTTTTGATTATGACACTAGCAAGCCCCACTTCGAAGAGTGGTCCGCTGGGGTCTACAAAGCAACAGAAGGTAAGAGCTATGGCAACATCCGTGCCATGCACAACAAGATTGCTGCGGGCAAAGCCACGCAGCTTCTGTTTGATGATCCTGGCAAAGCAATCCATCTGGGTGCTCACATTGTGGACACCAACGAAGCGAAGAAGTGTATTGAAGGCGTTTACAGCGGTTTCAGTATTGGCGGGAGCTACATAAATCGCTGGCCCGACACGAACCAGCGCGGAGCTTTCCGTTACACAGCCAAGCCAGTTGAGATCAGTATTGTGGACATTCCTTGCAATCCCGATGCCAGTTTCAAAATGGTCAAGATGGATGGAACAGAAGAACTACGCAAGTTTGCTCCGGTTACGCCAGAGCGATTGCTCCATCAGCTAGAGTACACGGCTGAAAAGCACGCAGAGTCTTTTAGCGATCTACTCAAGTTCTTAAAGACTCAAGAAGCTAGTGCCGCTGCGCAAGAGCCAGTCGTAGAGAAGGAAGAAATTAAAACTGAGGAAAACGACAAGTGCAATGCTGCCACTGCGGCAGTAGAAAAGCGCCCTCATGACGAAGAGGATGATTGCGATGATCCGGATGATCCGGATTGTGACAAGCGAAAGCGATGGTACTACTCATCTGCCCGTTACGGATGACAGCGGCAAACCGAACCACAATCTTATGGGTGCAGCCTGGGCAGCACTGCACGGTGGTTACCGTGGAAACAAATATGAGGGTCCAGACAAGGACAAAGCAATTACCGAGCTGAAATCCTTGTATGACAAAGAAGGTATGGAGCCACCGAGCGAGAAAGCAATGCAAGTTGAACAGGAATCGTACGAGAAGATGCTCAAGGATCTCCAGGAGCAAATTACAAAAGCGCAGGAGTCAGCACAACTGGTTCTGAAGCTTGTTCAAAAACGTGCCCCCAAACGTGATGTGCAAAAAAGCCTGTATGACGTCCAGCAGCTGGCTTGTATTATTCAGCAGCTGGGCGATATGCAGATGTGTCTACGCGGTGAAAAGGCATATGAAGGTGACGCCAGCACTGCGCCTGCCAAGTTATCCGAGTTGTTACAAAGTCTTTCGGCCTTCTTCCTCGAATTGGCGAGTGAGGAGTTGGGCGAACTGAACGCAGCTGGGGCGGAAGCCGAAGCAGCGAAATCTCAAACCAAAGAGGAGGTGGCTCTGATGAAAGCCACGATCGTAGCGATGCAGAAATTGGTGGATGGAGCCACCGATCCTGAAGTTAAGAAAATGGCTCCGCATCTCAAGGAGTTGGGTGAGCATGCGGAGAAGATTCACAAAGCAGCTGGACATCTAGGCAAAGCTCTTGCCAAGATGGAAGAAGCGCACGACGCCATGGCGGAGCATCATGAAAAAGCGATGGGGCTGCACGGAGAAATTGCCAAATCAGCCGCAGCGCTATTGGGAGAAGAGGCTGCAATGCCAAATGCAACACATGATGTTTCGGATGCGGGTCGTGGAGAAAGCAAAGAGCAGACAGAATCCGGTCTTGGCATGGCTGGTAACGAACACCATGAGAAGATGCTCAAGTCTGGTTTTGCTGCTTTGGAAGAGCGCCTGAATAAGCGTTCTCAAGAGGAAGCAACCAAGAACGAAGAGCGCTTCGGCGCGATCGAAAAGGGTATGGCTGCGCTGCTAAAGGCGATCAATACGTTGATCGTCGAACCGGAAGCTCCTCCGGCAAGTCAACGTCAGACCCAAGCTCGACAGGCGGAAACAATCCACAAGGTCGAGAAAGGCGCAGAGAACGGTGAAACCACCGGTGGCCTTGCTCCAGAACGGAAGCAGGAACTGATGGCAAAAGCCAAGAATGGAACCATTACGCGCTCCGAGCAGCAGGAACTGTTCAAGAGCGTACCAATGCAGCGTGGGAACGGACCCGCTCCGAATTTGACTTTGGAGCGTTAGAAAACTTCTCAATGTAGTTGACCGGATTCAAAATCCAAAACCTTTTAGGAGAAACTCAACCAAATGTTTAACGGAATCGTTGAGGAGACTGAAAAGCTCCTCACCGCAATGGAGAGCACTGCTCTCGCAAAGGCTGGTGGCATTCAAACAGGCACCGGCTTGGTCTGGTACGACTTGGAACAGAAAGCCAAGTTGCTCTATCCGGTACGGACTCCGCTGCGCAATGAAATCCCGCGTGTCGGCAATCGGTCCTACGGACAGGGCTTGATGGCGAACTGGAAAGTCATCACCGCAATCAACAGCCCACTTCAGCTTGCCATGGTAGAAGAAGGTAAGCGTGGTGCGGCAATCAGCATCAGCGAAGCAAACAAGTCAGCGGCTTACAAAACGTTCAGCTTTGAAAACCCGGTGACTTTCCAGGCGGATTGGGCGGCTCGTGGTTTTGACGACGTCAAAGAGATTGCAATGCTCACTGCGTTGCAGTCGTTGATGATCGCCGAAGAGCAGCAAATTCTGCATGGCAATACTTCGTTGGCGCTCGGCACCACGCCTACTGCCACCGTCACTACGGCGACGACTGGTGGGGCTTTGCCCGCCACCACGGCGTTCTACGTGTGGTGTGTGGCGCTGACTTACACCGGCAGCCAGCTTTGCGCTCCTTCGGCAACTGCTCCGCTTACCGCAGGCGGAGTGACTACAGGTGTTGTTCCGGTAGTCAGCCGAGTGAACGCCGATAACACCACCACAA